GCGCGCGCGAGATTAGGCGCAAGCAACAAAGCTGCTGCGGCAACCGTTGCTTTTAGCAAGTGCCTGCTAAGCATATTTTTGCTACCGCGTTGGTTTGCAGGATGTTGCCGGTGCCGGGAGCTTGCAGCAGGAATTGCGCCACAGGCGCGCCCAGCCCGTTCACCCGCAGGTAACCGTTATTGAACCCCTGCCAAGCCACCGTCTGCGGGCTCGTAAGCGTCAGCAGCACCGCGTTGTAGATCGACCCCCACAATACCGCCGGCTGCTGCGCGACTACAACGCCCGCGCCGAGCAAAATCAGCAAGACAATGCCGAGTGTTCTCACGACGTCGTCACGCGCAGCTTGCCGTTAACGTCGCACTGCAACGCGCTTTGCTGCCCGTTCGCGAGCGTCGGTGGGGTCGTGTTGTACACGCACCCTGGAATGACACCCGGCGAGAATTGCTGCGCGGTGACGCTCCCCACGATCGAGGCAAGCAGCGCGCCCAGGAGCATCCAAAGAAGGTTGCGCATTATTTCCTCTTCGGTGTTGCCTCGCTATGGTGTGTTGCCTCGCCATGCGTGGCCATTGCTGCCGTTGTCTTCGGCGCCTCTACCTTGACCGGCGGGCCCGACGGCATCCCGTTACGATTGAACGGCAGCGTATAGCTGGAACCGTCCTCGCACATCAGCGCCAGTAGCACGTTGCTGGCGTCCGTCGGATTGGTCGTGAACGCAATCCCGCTCGGATGCGGATGGTCATCCCCGGTAAACGTCGCCAGCGGAATGACTTGTCCGTCCTCGATGCTCCAATGCGCAGGCATGTCCTTCTCCTAAAAGCTGAACCAGGATTTGTTCCGTATACACTCTCCGAGCGTTCCCTTAAAGCTCATTTCTCCCCAGGTGCCACCCCAAGCGCCTTCATGGAGCTCGCACCAATCCTTGATACCGAACGAATAGGTGACAAACAGCAAACCGAGGATTATAAGCACGACACCGGCGATAGTTTTGCCATGTCTTGCTGCAAGCCCAGCCCATAGCAGCGAAATCGTTCCCAGGACTATCGCCGGGAACTTCGCTGTCCATTTGACTTGGGCACTCATCCCATCCTCTGCGGCATCACCCTAGGATCGCGCATCTGCGCCGGCGCAATCATACCAGGCGGTCCCTGCGGTCGTGGCGTTCCCGGCTGCGCGCCAATCCGCGGCGTGCCGGCGACACCAGGCTGACGCTGCCCACCGATCTGCCCACCAGGGACACCTGGTTGACCGGGAGCACCGCCGCCCATCTGAGCCTGCATCGCCATTTGCATCTTGGTCTGCGCCTGCTGCATATGCTTCCAGATGTGGGTCTGGATCTTCTTCTGGTTCTTGCCACCACCGCCCATCTGCATCGATTGCAGCAAGCCCATATGCGCCTGGATATGCTGCCGGTCGTCGTCCTGCGGGTGCGTGGGGACGTCAAACCCCTCGGCGAGCAGCATGTTCTCCTGGTCGACCGGCACCGACATCTGCGCTTCCGGCGGCGAGAACACCAGCGGTGCGATCCGCGGGCCGAACGTGTTCTCTATCAGCGAAGATATCACCGGCACCAGATTAACCTGGTAGCCGTTCAACTGCTGCGGCGGGATCCCGCGCACCACGTTCATGGCCGCGATCTGCTGCTGTACCTGCTGTGCGTTACGGGCCTGCTCGACCCCGAACCAGCGGAACTGGTAGTGCCGGTCCATCTGCACCGGCGGGATGCGCTCCATCTCGGCGCGCAATCCGAGCTCGCCGAACCCGCGCACCGTCATGTCCTTGTCACGGTACTGGTGATCCATCTCGATCATCAGATTGACCACCGGGGTCAGTATGCCCTCCTCGATCACCGTCACCGCGTCGGCCGTCGTGAGGATGTCGATCTGCTGCTCCTGGGCGACCATGGCCTGGTTGACCTTGCCACCCTTCTGCGCCGGCGGGGTGCCCTGCGTGATGGCCGCCGGCGACACGCTTAAGGTCTGCGACACCTCGGCCTTGCACTGATTAACCATCTCGAAACCGTGCTGCCACAGCTGCGGAAACGAAACAATTTGCGTATCTTTGGGCGAGGTTTCCCAGACCGCGGCCATGCTCATGACCATAGATCCGGTGCGCGGGTTCTTCTCCGGATCCGTCATCACGATGGGCAGCAGCGAATAGCCGGCGCTGTCCCAGGCCTCATTGATTGCGTCGTTCGCCGCATACTGCATATCTGCACAATCCTGAACTTTACTGCGGCCCTTGAAGACGTTCGCAACCTTCTCAACCGGCACGCTCAGGATCGGCAGCTTGTCGCACCATAACGGGTTTCTTCTGCACCCCAAGATTTTCTCGGACCCGCCATAGAAGGCCTGGACGATGACCGGCTCATCCTCGTCCTTTTTCATTTTCAGCTTAGTGAAGGTTTCATAGACGAGCGCATGCTTCTTGCCCTGGCCCTTGATGCCGGCAGCGTCGACCAAATTTTTTGCCTGGTTGACATCCTCGGGCGGGCTCTTCTTCTGCATCTCCTTGATCAGATCTTCGCCGACGTCTTCCCTAATCGCACCGTCCCGGATCATTTGCCGGATCTTGCCCTTGCCCCATCTCCGGATGATCGTGACCGAACCGCCATCTTCGATGGCTTCGTCGATGGTATCCGCCGTCGTCGGCAGAACAAGAACATCACTATCGGCGAGCACCTCGACATCCGGATGCATGGCTTTGATGGTTTCATGGTGGATATCCATGACCGGCTGCATTGCAGGGTTGGGCACCCCCTGCTCCATCTCAGGCATGACCTCTTGCCGCCACACCACGTGACGCTTGCGCTGGCACCAGCTGACGTAGACGTTGTATTGCCCCTCGATGTCGCCGGCCTTCGTCAGCGCCGGCATCACTTTGGTTCGTAGCTTTGCCTTGCGGACGTAGTGCTCGAGCAGGCTGGCTAGCGCGTCGGGGCGCGTACCGTCTGTGGATGTGACCTCAACATAGCGTCCGGCCTGCGGGAAAATCTGGTTGGTAAATCTGGTTTTCCGAGCATTAACGGCGTTGTGGATGACAGGAACAAAGATCTTGCTGTTGCCAACGTAGAATTGTTTGGGGCCCAGGACACAGTTGTAGAGTTCCCAAAAGTCTTGCTGATCATTGCTCCGGTTCCACTGATCGCGATATCCTTCCTCGACATCCTTGAAGAGCTCGAGCAGCTTTTCTTTCACACTGCGCCGCTTGCAGATATCCGCCGAGCGTGGGACGCCGCGGACCTCTTCCTCGAGCATGTCTGCCGCAACGTCCTGCAACCGCTCGGGCTCGTCGTCATCGGCCATAAGGAAAACTCTGATCTACCTAACCGCACGACCGGGACTTATGCCGGGTCGGGAGGTTATAAACCTTCTCCCGTCCGGCGTGTAGTCATAATGTGGCTGCATGTCCTCGTCGTCACGCGCCGCAGTTTGCAGGATCGCCGCGAAGCTCTCGAGCGCCTCAAAGAGAACCCGATAGGCGTTCTGCGTCGGCTCGGCGGTAAGCGTGCCGGACTTGGCGAGCTCGCGGTGGTAGCCGCCCGCGAACCCGTTCAGGGTCCAGCGGGCGGCTTGGGCAACCTGTAACGCGGGGCGTCCGTGCGCCAGGCGCGCCAAGTGATCATTGAGGACGTTACGCCCTACCGTGATGTCGCCGCCGCGGGTATGCTCGGCCTGCAGCGCGCGCAGTGCAGCGCGAAGCCCAACCGCGGAGAAGGACGCGTAATGGCCTGGTGGGATGACGAAGCGCGGGGGCCGATCAGCGGGAAGACCGAGCGTGAGCTCCTGGATCATATCGCCGAGGTAGAGCGCGGGCTCACCCTCACGCACACGATCCGCAAGAACGTGCAACTGGCCATCGAGGACTTGTACGAGAACGCAAGCCGTGCAACGGCCGTCGCTGTGGACGGCGAGGAAGAGAGGGCGGCGGGGATTTGTGGCGAGCGCGATGGCCACGTGTGCCGCATTGAAGTTGTCGTAGACCGGCTGACCCCCGCGGAGTGCGAGCGCATAAGCGAGAGCATTGGGGATGTCGATCCTCCCGCTCGGGAAATTAAGAAACTGCTCACGCGCCTGCTTACACTCTTTAGCGAAAACCACTTCGCCCGCTTTAAAATACGGTTGCAGACCACTGATGAAAGCAATCTTGCCCTCTGGAGCTCTGAGCGCTCGTATGGGGATTGAGTATCCTCTCTTCAGCTGCTCGTGTCGCAGAGGTTGCAGGATGAACTCTTCCAACCCATCGCGCTCGATCCCAATCGTTACTGGGGAATAGGTGCTGTCGATCTCGAAGATTTGCTTGACGATCTCGTCCGGCATCCAGAACCCAGCGAAGGCGTCCCAGACAATGAGGCGGTTGCCCAACCACGACCAGATAGCGACCCCGGTAGACGCGGAGGTGGATCTCACCGAACGCGCAGGATCCACACAGGCGTAGACAGCGTGCCAGGTTCTTACAAGGCTCGCGTCCACACGGATCAAACCTTCCGAGAAAGGCTTGGTGGCCGGATCCTCCGACTGGCACATGAACTCCTGCGCAAAGCTGTTCGCCATCCCGAGCCGCTGGTAGTCTGCACGCTTCTTCTCGATGTCCGCAAGTGGAAAGCGCTCAGGCCAGATCGCCCGTTCGGCACCGGCGTCATCCTTGTACAGTATCGGATAAACACGGCAGATCCACGCGGGGTCTTGCGCCAGCTGGCAGATGACTGAGCGCGG